CGTTTTAGGGTCAGCAATTATCATTACGTCAGGGCAACCGGGCGTACTAGAAATCGGTGGGCAAGAGTACCCGTGCTACGATTTGACGTGCGGTATCGCAGCGAGGACAGCCTAAACACATGACAACTTACCTAGTTACCAGCAACAGACTTGACGGGCTAAAACGCGGTGACACCGTTACCGATAAAGATTTAGAGGGTTGCAACATTGAGCATTTGATTGACGCAGGGCATATATCCACGCAACAGCCTAAAAAATCTGTTAAAACTAAAGACACAGACGAAAAGGAATAACCACTATGGCCACAACCGTTTACTTGAGCAACCCAGCGCTAACGATCAACGCAGTAAATTTAACTGATCAGGCAACCGAGGCAACGTTAACGTTTGCTTACGATCAATTAGAGACTTCGGCGTTCGGAGATGTAGCACGCAAGTTTGGTGGTTCAGCAGTCACGTCATTGCAAAACAACACATTCGAGGTGACGTTATTTCAATCGTATGAAGCGTCAGAAACTGAGGCAACGATTTACGGTTTGGTTGGAATTACGACAACAATTACGGTTTCGCCAACCGCAGCAGGTCTAGTTACACCGACATCGACATCACCTAAGTACACGTTGACTGGTTGCTATCTTGCAGAACACACACCAATCTCAGCATCGTTAGGCGAACTTAGCACAATCACTTTGACGTTTGCCGGTGGCGCACTTACTAAAGCAGTCTCATGATCGCGCGGCATTGGCCGCTGAGAACTAAAGCAATAAACAAAAAACATACAACGCCGTATCGGAGGCACTAATGCAACTAACAATGAAACTGACGTTTGCTGACAGCGAACAAACCGTTACCACAAACTTAATGACAATCGTTGCGTGGGAAAGAAAATACAAACGCAAAGCGTCACAAATCAGCGACGGCATCGGTATAGAAGATTTAGCGTTTTTGGCATACGAAGCATCACGACAAAACGGCATTGTCGTACCAGCGCTACTAGATGAGTACATCAAATCGTTGCTTAATCTTGAAGTCATCGAGCAGACAACCCCAAAAGCAGACGCGGCTCATACCGCTACGGATTAGCGCAAATACTTGTCGCTACCGGGTATTGGCCGCCACAGATCACATTCGACATAGATGACATGAACACAACTATTGAACTAATTAACAAAGAGCGTAAGTGATGCCAGTCAACAGCACGGTCGAGGTTGTCGGTCTAAAACAAACGATTAACGGTTTGGGCAAGATTGATAAACAGTTGCAAAAAGATTTTAAGAGCGACGCAACACAGATAGCGCAACCAGCGATTAATGCAGGCAAAGCGGTTTACACAAAAGTGCCGATCAGTAATTTTGCTAACGACTGGACACAACGCAAAGACGGGCGACGCATTAAGGGGTTTAGCGTTGACAAAGCAAAGAGCGGCGTCAAGATGCGTTTTGACACTCGACGCAACGCGGTGGGCGTAATTCTTATTGAGCAAAAAGATCAGGGTGCAGCAATTTTTGAGGTAGCAGGTCGCAAAACGCCTAACCGTTTAGATGACAGTTTGCGCATTGCCGGCTATCCAGTTAGCGCAGGTCGCACTCGACTCATCGGGCCAGCCGTTTACAAAGCGCGCCGAGGCATAGAAACAGAAATGCTAAAAATGATTAAGACAACTATTGCGACGGTGCAAAAGGAACTGAACTAATGGCATTATCTATTCCGATTATCAGCGAGTTTGACGGCAAGGGCATTGACAAAGCGGTCAAAGAATTTAAGCAACTTGAGGGCGCGGGTGCTAAGGCAGGGTTTGCGTTAAAGAAGGCAATGGTGCCGGCTATTGCGGCGTTGGGTGGTTTGGCGGCAGGTTTGGGTGTTGCTACGCAGGCAGCGGTTGAAGATCAAAAAGCACAAGATTTGTTGGCGCAACAGTTGCGTACTAGCGCTATGGCAACCGATGACGTGATCGCAAGCAATGAGGAATTTATTTCGGGTATGTCGCGTGCGTTTGCGGTAGCCGACGATGAGCTGAGACCGGCAATGGCGAACCTAGTGCGCTCGACTGGCTCGGTAGAGGTTGCACAAGGGCTGATGAACACGGCGCTTGACATCGCAGCGGCAACTGGCAAAGATTTAGAGACCGTGACGTTGGCGTTAGGTAAGGCAGCCAATGGGCAAACTGCAGCGCTCACAAAGTTAGACCCGTCACTTAAAGGCGTCATTGATTCCGAGTCAACACTTGATGACATAACCAACGCGCTATCGGTTTCGTTTGGTGGCGCGGCAACAGTCGCAGCCGAGTCATTCGAAGGGCGTATGAAGGGCATGAAAATTGCGATGGACGAAACCAAAGAGTCGATCGGCGCGGCGTTGTTACCCGTCTTGCAAAAGTTGTTAGAACTATTAGAGCCAATGGCGGCATGGGCTCAAGAAAACACAACAACGTTTCTAATCATTGCAGGCGTCATCGGTGGTTTTTCGGCGGCGATCATCGTCGCCAACATTGCAATAAAAGCGTTTACTATTGCGTCGCAGATCGCTACGGCAGCGCAAGCGGCGTTTAACTTTGTTATGTCAGCAAACCCAATAGCGCTAGTCATTATCGGCATTGTCGCATTTGTCGCAGCGCTCGTCATCTTGTACAAACGATTTGAGACAGTACGTAACGTAGTTGACACAGTATTCAACGCAATCAAAACAGGGGTTACCGTCAGCCTAGATTTTTTGACCAGTTACTTTAACGGCGTACTCAACATCTACAAAGGCATCTTTAACGCAATAGCAAAATTGTGGAACGGCACGGTAGGCAAGTTGTCGTTTAGTTTTCCGTCATGGGTTCCGGGGTTTGGTGGCAAAGGCATAAGCGTGCCGAACATACCTATGCTCGCTGACGGTGGCATTGTGACGTCGCCTACGTTGGCGATGATCGGTGAGCGCGGCCCTGAAGCGGTTGTGCCGTTGTCAAAAATGGGTGGCATGGGTGGCGGCGTCACCGTCAATGTGACGGGTGGTTTGGCGACCAGCGCTGAGATCGGGCAGGCGGTTGTTAACGCTATTCGTGCCTATAACAGGTCGGCAGGGCCAGCACAGATACAGGTCGCGTAATGGCAGGCACAGCCGTTGTCGGTGCAGGCAACTACACGCTCGAGATTGACACAGGGTTTATACAAGACGCATTTATTCTTGATGACGCGGTGCAAGGCGTACTTGACAACACGCAGTACGTACTTGACGGCACAACTAATTTTGCTGACGTAACGACAGGCATTAACAGCGTCAACGTTAAACGCGGCAGGCGTGACGTCGGCGATCAATTTAGTGCCGGCACAATGACGTTTAACATGCTTGACACGACAGGCATTTTTAACCCGTTTGACACGCTCAGCCCATATTTTGACCCAGCGACAGCGCAACCGGGTTTAGCGCCAATGCGTCGAGTGCGCTTAGCGCGCTACTCAAACACAAACGTTAAAGAATATTTGTTTAACGGTTTCATCGTCAACTACGACTACAACTTTGCGTTAGGCGGTTTGGACACGGTGACGGTTTATTGTGCAGACGATTTTTATTTGTTGGCACAAACGTTTCTTGCAGAATTTAACGTGTCAGAGCAATTGTCTAGCGCTCGACTAACAGCCGTACTCAATTTGCCTGAGGTTGATTTTCCGATTGGGCAACGCAACATAAGCACAGGCACACAAACGCTTGGCGGCGCGGCAGCGTTTACGGTTGACGAAGGCACAAACACGCTTGACTATTGCAACCAAATTAATTTGGCTGAGCAAGGTCGTTTGTTTATGGCGCGTGACGGCGACCTAACATTTCAGCCACGCATAGGCAACACGCTGAGTCAGCCAGTTGCAGATTTTCATGACGACAACACAAACATACCGTACGACTCGGTAGGTATTACGTTTGAGGCAGATCAAGTTGTTAACCGTGCGGCGGTCGCTATTCGAGGCGGCACACAAGAGGTCGCAGAGGACTTAGCGAGCCAAGCAAAATATTTTATACAAACGACAAGCATTACAGATTCGTTGTTGCATAACGATGCGGCTGCGTTGGCGTTGGCTAACTATTTGCTTGAGGCTGAGCCTGAGGCGCGTTACACGTCGCTAGGCACAAACCTAAACAAACTGACTACAGCGCAACGCGACACGGTAGCGATCATTGACATTGGTGACACGATCACCATTGAAAAATCGTTTGCTAGCGGTACAGGCACAACCCAGTTGGCACAAGAATTAAGCGTTGAGGGTGTCGAGCACACGATTACGGTTAGCGGCGGCCATGCGGTCATGTATTTTACGTCGCCAACTACGATCGTCTATGAGTTAATACTTGATGACGTAGTGTTTGGCATCATAGATGCAGACAACGTTTTAGGATAAAGTGAGGCATTATGGCAACTAGACAAGATTTTACTGCAGGGCAAGTTTTAACGGCCGCAGAATTAGACGCGGTCGCGACAGCGATGATTGCAATTAACGCACAGACTGGTACGACATATACGACGGTGTTGGCTGATGACGGCAAACTTGTTACTTGTGATAACGCGGCAAGTATTG